TAATCACAGGGGTAGCAATGTCCTTTGGTAGCTTGGGTAGCTTCTTTTTCTTTGTCAGGCTGGCAAGCAACCTATTCACAAGTGGAAGCTGAAGCTCAGTAGACAGAAGTGAGTAAAGACCACCAAGGGAACTCTCAAGCTCCATACTAAGCATCCTTATCTCTTCTGCTGTGACCCTCTCTGCATTCCTTACAACACCACTGGTAAGCAAGAAGCTGTGCCCGAGGCGATCTTTGATGGCAGCAATAGTCTCCTGAGCCACCCTGAAGTCGTTAAACTTGTTTAGTTGAAGAACAGAAACGTCTGCTGCATTACCTTGAGTAATGGTCCCGTTAGGACTTTCAGCCAACGTCCTGGCCCTTGTGGTTCCGTTTGGATTCACAAGAAATAGAACCTTTGCGGCAGCAGCCGAGCCCTCAACAATCGCTCTTGTAAGACTTTCAAGAGATTGGAGGTCCCCGAGGTATTCCTCAACGTATCCCCTACCGTAGTCTTCTCCATCAATTCTGCTGAACCGCAAAGGTATGAAGGGGTTTTGGTCTAGTGGGTAAGTTCCTTCAGAACCTTCGACGGGGTTTCCATTGATGTCTTGGAAGACATGCCACTTGTTTTCTTTGCGGCACACAGCGGTATACAGGTCTACCTCTGCCATGGGATCTTTTGCATCTACATCAACGACAGCCTTCATGTTGTCATCGAGAGCTGCGTAGCTCATGCTTTCTTTTGTAGCTATGTAGATAACATTACCCATTGAGTCCCTCTCGACCACAAACCGGTCAAGGTGGAACACACGCATACCTCCAGAGTCTGGTAGATACACAAGGGAATTGCCTGTAACAATGAGATGCTTCAGTGCTTCGTGAAGACCAGTCCTGTAGGTCTCCCTGCTGATCTCATCCATTGTCGCCTCTTCAACTTTCTGAAGGGCTTGCTCAACCTGACTGATTACTTCCTCTGGTGCTCCTTCTTGTTGGAGGCCATAGGTGTCTACGTTGAGTCTGAAGAAGGGGGCGTTGGGTGGTAGGAGTGCTAACAGTAATTTAGAGGCAAGGTTATTTACTCCTCTAGCCCCAACACCCTGAAACGGTGTATCCAGTCTTGATGAAGCGCCAAAGCCAGCATCCGGCATTATGTAGGGAAGTGTCAGCCTTGAGGCTTGTCTTGCCCTATCCAGGTATTGCTCCCTCCGTCCTTCAAGGGAAGTGTATAGGCTTTTAGCGGTTCCTGTATACATTGGTTATTTGGTATTATGGAGTGTCTTCCTGAGAGGTCCAATCGGCACCAGCAAGCTCCGCGAGAATCTCTGCGTGAGTGTAGGTGTCCATGCCCTCAAAGACTTCAGGGGTCTCGTTGTCCCACTTGAGGATTGTCTTTGTGCCGTCTAGTGAAAGACGCAGAGTGTCCTTGGAGGATTCAATGGCGGCATCAATAAACGTATTACCGACCACTACTTGCTCCGTAGTCTCTTCTCCTTCTTCGTCGATGACCACCTGTTCCTCGGTGATGTCTCCGGCGTTGATTGCTGATAGGGTCATTACAACCCACTTTCTATTTTCGTAACTCATAAGTTTAATAAGGGGTATCTGTTTGTATGTCGGAAGTTGTCATGTTGGTCATCACTGCTGCGCCTCCTATTTTGGTCACGCTTAGATTAGAAAACTGCACAAACCTGTCCGCCGTTAGTTTGTCAGCATTTATTGCCGTGCCCGAAGCTCCGTTTGCAACAATGTAAAGGGTCTTAATGCCGCTACCAGCACTCATATCGGTGTAGCTGCTGCCGTTGTAATATCGCGGGTTTGCGTCACTATCGTTTGTCTCAAAGTCAAACTGCAACTTATAGACGCAATTTGTTTCCATGTCTGCCGTAAGAGCGTTGGTCCCACTGCCGGAAGTAAGATTAATAACTCCTCCTGCGGAATGGCTTGAGGACCCTGCAAGTCTGTCAAATCTTGCGGCAGTGCCGCCGGGAAAGCTGCCTACGTTGTCTCCGTAAACCGTCCAACGTCCTGTTGTATACAAATCAGCGTCTGGCTTCACCAGCTCTCCCCCGATGTATTGCCCACGGACCTGCTTGACGCTAATATCCGTAGCGGAAAAGTTAATTAAATCGGTTGAATGCCAAGTTCCTAGCTGAAGATGTGCGCTAGTGTCAGTCGCAGTGGCAGTAAGGTAAGCAACATTAACGCCATTTGTGTTTGTGTAATAAATATTACTTCTCAGGGTAGCGGCTCCAGAGGCAGTATCTACAAGCGCCACTCGTAAAGTGTCGGAACCACTGTTGTAAGACAAGTTAAAGGTAACCTTGTAAGTTTGACCGGCAACAATCGATATGGTGTTAGATGCGGCTCCTCCCCAGTTCCCGCTGGTTTCTATTGCAGACGTAATGTCACGCCCACTAGTGACAAGAGTGTCAAAGGAATAAGTGGAACCATTCGTGAATCCTGTTATCAGCTCGCTGTCTTCAGCTTCCAGTCCCTGAAAGATAATATCGTTGGTGCCATCAGCGGCAGGACTTGTCGCGTCCCCCATGCGCCACCAGTGCAGCGCCTTGTCACTCAGGTCGTATGCTCCTTGAGACCTAGAGATGTCTATGGGACGACCGCGATTGAATAGGGCACGAATCGATTCAGTATCTAGGTCCTCATGGATGGAGAATTCGTCAAGGGAACCTTCCAAGAATCTTGATGCCCCAGCGATAGACCCCAATGTTATTCCTGACGTGTAAGTGTTCATTGAACCAGAGTTAAAAACATCGCTTTTGACTTGCTTCACTCCATCACACCAAAGCTCGCATCCGGTTATATCATTGTATTTTATTTTAACCGTCCAATGGTGCCATTCTCCATCGTCCTGTGCCGGATTATCCACCCAGTATTGGTAAACCGTGTTTGCCATGAAGAGAATTGGTCTACTTGAAGCAAAATTAAAATAAAATGCTCCAGTAGACGCTCCTCCGTGACTAAAAATTGTAGGCCTTGCGTCCGACGCAGTGTCTGATGTCTTACACCAAAAGCTATAATATCTGCTCTCGTTGTTCGGTTGAGCTACTGAGTCCACCTGTGTAACCAAGTGGTCATTCGTCCCGTCAAAATTCAGGCTCTTCGTGTTGGCCACCGGAGGCAACGCATAGATTTGCTTGGGTGCGTCTGTCTGGATTGTGGCTCCCGATATGGTGCCGGTGTTTCCGTTGACCTCGCGGAAGGATACGTTGTCTACAAAAAACTCAGCAGCTCCCCCCGCAGTTCTTTTAAACTGAATCGTTTGAGTTGAACCAGTGGCAGTTATATAATTAGTATATGTGCCTGAACTATTGCGGTTCGCAATGGCGTGGATGGTCACGCTTCCACTAATGACCTCAAGGTCATATTCTAACTTGTAAACTTTACCAGCAACATTTGGGAAGTTTTGAGAACACGAAACAAAAGCTCCATCTGACACAATGTGCAGTGCGTTTGAACCGGCGGAATTTTTTGTCACCTCACAAGTTTGGGCGTTTGAATTGCTTACTGTCCACCCAGTCAAATCTCCTGTTTCAAAGTCAACATTGGTTCCTTGTGTTGAACCCAGCCCCGGACTCGTTTGGTCAAACAGCAGGTTACTCGTCCCGTCCTGCGCAGGGTTCGTGGCGTCCCCCATCTTGTAGTAAGCCTTGAGGTTGTCCCTGTAGATATCGTAGGCTCCCGTGTTGACAAATAAGTGCGTGGGTTGCCCTGCATTATAAATAGCCTTCACGGCGTCCCCATCCAATACGGTGTCCCAAATAGCTACTTCATCTACGTCTACATCCGAATAGATACCAGAAGTAACGTGTGACGCAATCGTTGCAGAGACACTTCCTGCCCGTGAAGACCGAGTGTGGGTAGTAGTAGCAACCGAAACGCCATCGATATACAAAGCTTGAGCGGAGGCGTTAGTCGTATAGGCCAAATGATGCCAAATGTCATCGTCGATTGCTGACCCTCCGGTTGTGCTCACTAAACTACTGCCGTTCCAAATATCGACAGAGATTATGCCGCTGGTTGAAACAACCACTCGCAAGTCGCTGCCACCAGCATCTGAGTTGCTTACAAAAATTCTTTCTGCACCGCCGCTTGTATCCGGCATCTTAAACCACATCGAGATACTGTTTACATTGGTGGAGAAAAATGTGCTGGAAGCGCCGAGGTCAACCAAGTCATCCGTCCCATCAAACGACAAGCTGCGTTCCCCTGGCGCGATCGGGCGGAGATTCTGCACCTTCTTCGGGACGCTTTCGGTCTGCTCCTTGACGGAGATGTTGTCAATTTCTATGTATTCCCCATTTGTCGCAGCACCACCTAAAGAAAATGTTAAGGTCGGGTTATTGCTACTTGCCGTCGCAACTATTGTGTGTGTCCCCGTTGAGGTGATACCAGTGTTTGTCAAGCCTGACGTTACTTGAAAAAAAGGAATTCCGCTCGATTGTGTTTCCGCGACTACATCAAAAGTCAGAGTGAATGTTGCTCCCGATGAAAGAGCAATCACTTGATTTGCGCTACCAACTCCGCCGCTAGTAGTTACCCGTAGGACTCCGTTTTGGTAACTAAGCGCACCGTTACCCGCAGCGGACCACCCAGAAACGTCCGTATCAAACGTCCCATTAGTAACCAGCTCCGTGCCGCCGTCCGCTTGAATCGCTGGGCCATTGATAGTGCCAGAATTAGAAATCTCTTTCAGAGTAATCCCTGAGAACTGAACGAACTTGCCATTGTCAAGTATGTTCGCATTTACGAATTGGGTATCGGTGCCCTCTGCTGTGAAACAATAACTCTTGCGCCCGCTTCCTGCGGGAAACTCGTAATAACCTGTTGTTGGTTGGTAAAGCCTTGGATAAGAATCCGAATCGTCTGTTAAAAAATCAAAAGATAACTCGTAGCTCCGCCCTATGACAAGATTTTGGGTGGCTCCTCCTCCTGCTGCACTATTTAACCGAAAAAATCCACCATTCTGACTGCCCCCGCTACTGGGTCGGGCAAACTTCGCAGCAGTTCCATTGGGGTATGATTGAATGTTGCCGGTGTAATTAAAAAAGCCACCGGGATACATATCCCCGTCAGCTTTTATTAGCTCACTCCCCAGACCACCATTCGGTCCTTGGTCAAACAGCAGGTTACTCTCCCCGTCACTCTTAGACCCCAGCTTGCCTTCACCCATGCGATACCAAGCCGCCAACGTGGAGTAACTACTAAGGTTCGTCGGTTGTCCGTTGTTGTATAAATCAGAAACCTGTCGAGCTGTTAGTGCTGTGCTAAATATTGCCCACTCGTCTTGGCTTCCTTGCCAAGCATTCCCGCCGGTGTAACGTGTGCCAACCTTGATGTCGCTAGTGGTAGTTCCACCATATCCAGCTTTGGCTCCGTCATGCTCACCATTGACGTAGAGATTTAAATACTGCCCGTCTACCGTTATGACAACATGTGCCCATGTGCCTGAGGGAACCTGAATGCTGCCAGTATGGGTCGCGCCATTCCAAACGCTGATTGTGTGGCTACTGGTTCCAGTGGTCCAAGCCGCCCACGCATCGCTGCCTGAGTTTCTTGAATCAAATAAGTATTCACCATTAACTTCATCCGTCTGCTTAAACCAAAAAGATACGCTAAACGTAGACGGCAAGGCAACTGGCAGAAGCACTTGGTCGTCCGTCCCGTCAAACTTGATACTCTTGTCACGCGTAAACGGAATCTTGAATAGGTTCTGCGTTAATCCTTTGGTTAACGAGTTTGTTTTAGCGTCTACGCGTGACATAAATTAAAGAGCTTTGTTTTCGTAAACAGGCTTCACTTCTACAACAGCAGCCAGAGTGCTTCCGCTGCCATCTACTGCTACCCGAAGGCTATTAGCCGAGGTGGTAAACAGAGTGGCTCCATTGGTGGTGAAGTTAGCTTCGTTACCGATGTCTAACCAAGTGCTTCCAATTTTATGTTGGAGTTTAACTGTTGAGCTTTGGTAGTTTGAACCAGTAACGGCAAACATTCCAGTTCCTCCGTTCCAGTCAATGTCTGTGTTCGACCCCTGCGCGGGGTTCGTAATTGTTTTTCCGTAAATTATCATAACTTTAAATGGTTATCCCATACGCGCTCCTGCACCTTGAGAACCTGTATTCGGGCTTGTGCGGTTAATGGTGTAAGACTTTGCCCCACCTCTCCGCGTAACCTTTTTACGCTTTGCTGTCTCTACGTTTTTGACTTCGTCAGTAGGTTTCTCAGCTAGCTCTGGTTCAGGGGGTGTGGGGCGCATCGGTGGTGGGTCTGGTCTGCTTAAACACATATTAGATGTCTGGTATATTTATTAAGGAGTTTTCCATTTGCTCTTCAGTCTTGTTTTCAAGGAATCTGATAACCGACCGTTGCCCATAGTGGTAATCTAACTCTCGTAGAGATTCTCCGGGGCCAAAGTCTTGTCTAGGGAACCGTTCTTTCAAAGCTGTGAGCAATTCTTTTGGGATAAAGGGAAAATTGTTTTCCTGTTCCATATATACCTACTCTATATGCTGTTTATCGCACTCTCTTTGGAGATTTGCAAGCGCTCTCCACGCAACTGCCGCCCAGTCTTTTTCAATCAGGTGGCGCATCAGGGCGTCTAGCTCGTCCGTAGACTTGCTCTTGTCCCAGAAGATGTCTGCCTCTGGGTGATGCTGAAGGTTCCCTTGGACGCTCTGCTTAGCCACCTCAACAATAGCGTCAGGGAAATACTTAATAAAACCCCTATAAATAGGGATTTGTTTCCTCTCTTCAGCGGTCCCCTTTATCTTGGTTCCCATAGCTTTATCTCCTTTGTCTCTTCGTTGTAGTCTTTGTCGTGGAGGATGTAGGCCAGCCTAGCGGTTAGCAAGGCGTCTTCTTCAGTCATATCCGCCTTCTCGTAGGCTTTGACCACGGTGTCCCATGTGTAGCCGTCCTTGTCTAAGAGCTTCTTAGCGGTGACTACACCGATTCCTTTGACCCCCATATACCCGTCAGTAGAATCTCCTGCCAGTGTCTGGATAAGGTGGAAGTTAGCCGCCTCTTGTGGGTTGGTCATCTGTTTAACGTCCTTCAGAGGGTTATACCAAGCGACAGGCAGGGTGCCGAAGTCCTTGTCCCCGGACACAGCTAC